TGTTCCCAGTTATCGCAGAGGATAGACAAATGGGCAGGCTGGTTGCTTGCTTTTCCCCAGCCACTCAAAAATTTGTCGGTCATGTTGACGTAAATCATTTTCGCCGTCTCCTATTGCTGGATGGGTAATTAGTGCATTTCGCGGAAACGGATGGTTAATTCAGCGATACGGTTAGCCCGTTCGCCTGCTTCGGCCTCAAGGCACTTCAAGCCATAATCCTGCGCCTGTTCAGCATCATCAAAATCGCAAACATCGAGGATGGTATCATTCTCACGAACAATAGAGCGGAAGAAAGTATCGTTCTTTTGGATTTGCAAGGTAAGCATGTGGTTCTCCTGTGTAAGTGACATGATCATCATAAACCGATTCGACCTTGAGGAACAAGACAAATTGTCTTGAGTAAAAATACTTATTATAATTATTGCGGTTAATTCATCTTGATCGGTTGGATCAGATTGAACGACGTTTTAAAAATTCGCCAGCTGCCCTTGCTGGTCCTTCATCACAGAATAAACAAATAGAGAGAACAAACAGACAAGGGAAAGAGGAATAATCCTTCAGGCAAGCAAACCAGCCAAACAATCAAATCAGCCAGCCTCGTTTGATTTTATTCAGACGCCGAGGTATTATATAACAATGGCTTAGGGGAATGGGAAATTCCCTTTACCATATAAACATATCTTTATATGAAAAAGGGGATAAAAATGCCCAGAGGCGGCGCAAGAGTGGGTGCAGGACGTCCAGCTGGTCGGACTGATCTGGAGGCTAGGGGAAGGCGCATCCAGAAGGAAATAAACAAGAAGCTATCACTGGAGGCTGGGAAAAGCCCGCTCGACTTCTTGTTGATGGTCATGCAGGATAAAGACCAGCGGATGAACATGCGGATGCAAGCAGCCGTTGCTGCCGCTCCTTACTGCCACGCCAAGCTGGCAAGCGTGGAACTGAAAGGGGATGCGACCCAGCCGCTCATGGTTCAATCCGACATTGGGCAGGCATTGGCGGCACTGGCAGAGCTGGCTCGGCAACAGTCTGGTCAGATCATCGACGTGCTTCCAGCCGACGTGAAAGAGATAGAACCGCCTCGCCAATGATGCAGAGCAACATAAAAACAGGACATTGTGTCGTGTCGATGGGGGTAAAGTATTTCGCAGGTGCAGCAATTTGAGGGGTCAAGAACATGTGCAAGGGGTGACACCCCCCATTCGCGGTCTGTGACCTAAGCATAATACCCCCTCCCTCCCGTAATCAAATATTTGATTTTTCCCCAAACAATGTTATAAACAATTGGTGGCGGGTTTTTACTGTTTCACCGCCTTTATCGCCCATGAAGCAGAACAGTGTCAGTGGGTGGACGTTTGATCTGGATACGAGTGGGAAAGCCCGGTCGTCGTGATTCCAGACTATGGTTTCCGACTCGTGAGGGAACCACCAGTTTGATCTGGATACTGGGAGTGGGAAGACACGCCTTCCTCCGAGTCGAGATGCCAGACATAGATGCGCAAGGCGTGAGCGCTCTCGTTTATGGGTGTTATATGTGTGTCACAGCAATGAAGAAAGCTCCTGCTGGGGTTAGCGCCCCAGAGTTTAAACCCTACCCCTATGGAGATGCTGTGATGGAAATTAAGATCAATATACCAGTTTTTGAGTTGGATGGCGAGCAGGTTGATAATGTTGACCTGACTATTACCAATCACAACTTGCGCCGCGATTATGTCGTGATCCAGAAGGGTGGATTGAGTTTGACTATATCGTCGTCGGATATGGAACGGGCTATACAGGCGGCTCGGCTGGCGCATAAGATCTAAAGATTAAGGGGGCCGAAGCCCCCTTTTTTATTAGGCGTAGTCTTCTTCAGACCATCCTTCTTCATCCTCGTCCTCGTCACCGAGGAAGTCGGACTCATCATAGGTGTCCATGTAGAGAGCGTCAGCAGCAAGGTAGAGATGCTCGATGCGATCTTCTACTTCGACGTTTTCCAAAAACGAAGCTGCGTATTCGATAGAAACGGTAGCGACACCATCTTCATCATAGGTGGCTACAAGGGTACCAATTACTTGCTGTTCCATTGCAATGTCCTCGATAAGGGTTAATTCTTTTGCCGATGCAGGCAGTACGAATGTGATGTTAGTAGACATATTGACCTCTAAATGCTGGGCGACCACGGATCATCTCACACAATTCCGGTGGCATTATGTTTCCATCCTCGTCAAAAGATAAAAACACAAACCCCGGACATGCGCGGGACGGAGCAGCTTCTGAGTACTCGAAAGCGGGGCTGTTGGGGTCACCAAGCATACCCGCTTCGATACCGTAATGGCTGCCGTTCCGATTCCGTATGGCAGTCATCTGAAGCTGGTGGCTATGTGACGTTACCATTGTGACACCGCTATGAAGGGCATTGTTCCAAGCGGCGTGGATACCACCACGGAAGCGGTGACGTATTTCTACGTTATTGATTGTTGCCGCATAGCAAAACTTCCATTCAGGAAAGCGATCAACAAATGATCCTAAGTAATCCTCAAGCTCAGGCGCTTGATTAGCCAAATAATTATCGACACGAATATCATGATTACCAACTGTCCATATCCTTGTCTTGGCTTTAGGAAGCATTTTGAGATGCTCGTATACTGCCTCAATCTCATCCATTATTTTGGGGGCGCGTGATCCGAGGAACCGTCCGTGACGGCTAACCCTTGCGCCGTCGATAATATCGCCATTCAAAACTATGGCATCTGGTTTGTATTTTTTAGCTACCTTGCAGAAAGCCTTCCACATCAGGCTTGGCTCACCGGGCCATATATGGGCATCGCCCCCAATTAATACAGTCTTAATTTCTTCTGTGGGTATGTGGTGATCTTGATATGTCCAACCATTTTTGTCTCGGATGAAATGACGGTTAACATCGTCTTCATTGTAATGGTCTGGAAATTTAAATTGCGCTTTGCGGAGTCTGGTTTGGAATGTTGTTCGCTGTAGATTTAATGACTTTGCTGCACGCTCTACACTTCCATATGCTTTCCATATTCTGAGCGTCTCTAACAACAGCTCATCAGATAACGGTGTCATAGCAATCTCCATGTTAGCTGTGAGATAAGCACAGCATTATTGTGTATTTATCATGACAAGACGCGGACTGCATTGAAATTATTGGTTAATACGGATACTTGATTTAATCCGAATTTAATGGTTTAATTAATTTGCTTCATTTACGAAAGCAGGGGAGTGTTATGATTGAACCTATGATGGAATTTTGGAATGGCTCCGACAGGCATATGATGTTTGTTTTGAGCCAACAATTCTCATCATTGCCGAGCTACACTATATTAAAACCGGGAGAAAGCATTACAGTTTTTGACCAGCGGTCTATGGTGACGGCAATGATTCGTGATTTGACGGAAAAAGAACTTGAAGATTTTCTTGAAAAAGAAAAAGAGTTGATGGAGCGCAACAGTGACAAATGAAAAATTAAAGTCCTATGTTGACCGCATAGAGCGGTTGGAAGAAGAAAAATCTGGTATTGCCCAAGACATTCGAGAGCTGTATCAGGAAGCCAAGGCCACCGGCCTAGACCCAAAAATTGTCAAAAAAGTAATTGCTTTGCGTAAAAAATCCGAAGAGGATCGCAAACAAGAACAGGCAATGATTGATCTATATATGAATGAACTTGGTATGCTGGCGGACACACCTTTGGGAATTGCCGCAATTGACGCAAGACTTAAAGAAGATCAGGCTTGGAAAGCCATTAAATGACGGATTTAAATCCACAAAAAGCATTTGATATAGTACAAACTTCAGTTGCCAGCATGGACCCAAACAACCAGCTGGCAACTTTGGCACGTTTAAAATGGTTAAAACAAGCACGCCCGCAACAAATTATTCCAGAAAATAACAATTGGACAACTTGCGGCGTTATGGCTGGTCGCGGATTTGGCAAAACAAAAATGGGGGCTGAGTGGGCATGGTGGAAGGTTTGGGAAAACCCCAACCGATACGGCGCCATCATTGCCCCAACCCGATATGACGCGCAAGCTGTTTGTATTGAGGGTCCAGCTGGTATTTTAAATTGCTGCCCTAGGGAACTAATAACATCATACAACAAATCAGAACTTAAACTAACATTTGCCAATGGGTCTACATTACAAGGGTTTAGCTCATCAGAGCCTGACCGTTTGCGTGGACCGCAGCATCATTTTGCATGGTGTGACGAGTTGGCAGCGTGGGAAAATCCAGACGATACATGGGATATGTTGCAGTTTGGTATGCGTTTAGGGGATCATCCGCAAACCATATGGACAACAACACCAAGACCAATACCATTGGTTAGAAAATTAATTACTTTACCTCAAAGCCTTTTAATTCGGGGAACCACATATGATAACAAAGATAATTTGCCGCAGTCCTTCTTTGCTGCTTTGGATCAATACAAAGGGACAAAAATCGGGCGCCAAGAGCTATTGGGTGAATTGCTTGATAACGAAGAAGGCGGGATTATTAAACGGGGATGGTTTAATATTTGGCCAAGAACAAAACCCCTTCCTCCATTTCAGACAATTGTTGTATCAATGGATACGGCTTTCACGGAAAAAACCCTCAACAAGAAAACGCACGATCCAGACCCGACAGCTTGCGTGGTTCTTGGGCATTTCGACCACGATGGAATGGTAGGTTTTCTTGTCCTTGATTGCTGGCAGGAGCATCTTGGCTTTCCAGATTTGGTGGAAAAAACAAAAAAAGAAATGAATGTTCGGTGGGGCGATGATGAATTTAGAGCCAAAATTAAACCGCAAATTGGTTCATCTAAGCCGTATAACATGGGAAAAAAACCAGACCATTTAATTTTAGAAGACAAGGGATCGGGCATATCACTTCGCCAAATGCTTTACCGTGAGGGGCTTTTTCCCATTGCATATAACCCCGGACATGCCAGTAAACTGACCCGCCTACATGCCGTATCCCATATTTTTGAGGCCGGTCTGGTGTATCTGGTGGAAAGCAAAAAGGTGCCGGAAGAACCAGCAACATGGACAAACGAGCTGGTTAGCCAGCTCTGCACATTCCGTGGGGAGGGGTCGATCCGGCATGACGATTACGTTGACGCCACGACGCAGGCTTTGCATTGGCTTGCAGATAATGCTAGATTGTCCATTACTGAAGATGATGATGATTATTATCTTGGGCCTCAAAAACCGGTGGTAAACCCTTATGCCGTCTAATTACCCTACTCCACAACAGCTTCAGGAAGAAATGGCTCTTTTGCAGCGCCTTTCCAATGCTGGATATGCAGGCATACCAACAGGTGGCAATCCAAACTATGGAATGGTTCAAAACGGTCAGGCCGCAATGCCCCAGCCATCTCCCTTGCAGGCAATGGGCGGTGGTCAGGCGCCATTAAATCCAGCGGACCAGCAAGCACAAGTTTTGCGGCAACTTGGGCAGGGGGCCAACGCCACCGGCTATCGGTCCATGAAAAGCCCATCTGTCATTCCCCTAAACGCTGTTCTTGGTAACGGTGATAATGAATTTAATGTTCACGCTGAACCAATGATGTCGGGCAATAAATATCGCGCTTTCAATGCAGAGATTGCTGGGCCGTTAGGTGGCGGTGAATTGGCCGTCCAAGGTGGGGCAGGCCGCATGTTTGGTCAAAACAAATCTCCTGCTGATATTGAAATTGGCGCTAAATACACACATGGCTTTGCTGCCGGTGGATTTGTTGACGGTGAATCTTTGGTTGAGCCAATTGATATTAACACCCAACAGCAAATCAACACTATGATGAGCAATGGTGGGTTAGCAAGTACGGGCCGACAAGACCTTGCATCTTTTGCTGAGGGTGGCCCAGTTACAGATGAATTTGTCAAATCCCCATTGCAGCAAGTGCAAGAACAGCCATCGGGCCTAGATGTTCTTAAACAAGAATTTGCCAAGAGGGGTTTGGATTTTAATAAATTTTTGGCTTCCACTCCCGTTATGCAGCAGTCGTTAGCCCAAGCCCAAAACATGGGCATTGGGGGAGACACAATGCTTGCGCATATTAACCCGCAAGAAGCCAAATTATTAAAAAAAAACGGCGGATCGGGTGAGATAAATCCATACACTGGACTGCCAATGTTTGATGATGGCGGTGGAGGTGGCGACGGCGGCGGCGGCGGCGGAGATGGAGGCGGCGACGGCGGCGGCGGTGGTGGAAATGATAGTGGGGGTAACGACAACGGCGGCAATGATAACGGCGGTAATGATAACGGCAGCGATAATGGCAATGACCAAGGTGGTAATAATAATGACGCCAGCGGTCAAAATTCAGAATCTGCCGCAAACGCAGCGGCTGAATCTGCTCAAGCGGCAGCCGAAGCATCGGATGTTGGCAATTTAGGAAGCTCCGCAACTACAAGTGAGGCTGGGCAGGCCGCCGCAGCAGCTTCAAACGCCAATGCAAATGCCGAATCGGCTGCAGCGCAAGCAGCTGCCGAAGCATCAGATATTGGGAATTTGGGTGGCTCTGCTGCAACCAGTGAGGCTGGGCAGGCCGCAGCTGCACAGTCTGCTCAAAATGCAGAAAATGCCGCAGTCCAAGACGCCGCTGAAGCATCAGACATTGGAAATTTGGGTGCAGTTGGTGCGATGTCGCCAGCTGGTCAGGCAGCAGTTGCTCAATCTGGGCAAAATGCGCTTGGTGCGCTATCGTCCGTGGGGCCAGCCACCGCAACAGAAGCTGATATGGCCGCTGTTGCCGCTATTGCTTCTGCTATCGCCGCCCAAAATGGGCGCTCCTCAATTAACGCTGGCGATGTTGCCGCAGCAGTTGCATCCTTGGGTGGATCTGTAGCCTTGGGTAATGCACCAGCTTCTGTTGAGGGTGCGGTTAATGTAGACTTTGGTGGCACCGCACCAGCTGAAGCAGCGGCTCCTTCAGAGGCCGCCGCTCCCGCAGAAACAGCCGCCCCAGCTGAAAATGCTGCACCGGCTGAAACTTCAGCAACCGTTTCCGACCAAACCGGTGCTATCTCTTCACCAGCAACATCACTTTCATCATTCTCCTCCGCTCCAGCAGAAATGTCTGGCTTTAGCGGTCTATCAAATGCAGCGCAGTCAGCAAATGTTGGCACAAATGCTAATGCTGCCACATCTGCAATTGGCGCATCTATGGGCGCAAATTCACCATCTGGGGCAAGTAATACTGGAACGTCAGCATCGGGAACAACAACCGGATCTGGGGATGCAATGGCTGCAGCACTCGCGGCTTTAGCCACCTCATTGACCGATCCAAATGCCGTTAAGTCTGCGCAAGAACAATCGGCAAAAGATGCAGAGGCCGTTGCGCCAACGACCACAAATGTTCCTACTTTTGCTGCCTTTAACTCAGGCCCAAATGCAACAAACACAGGTACATCAAATCCCGGTCTTGCTGCGGCGAAAGATCAAGCGCCAATGGCATCTGGCATTAACATTGGTCCAGCTAATTTAATGGCAGCAAACCTGTCAGATGCTTTGACCGGCACAACAACAGGGACGCCTGCTGCGCAATCCGCACCAACTGCAGTTGCCACAAATACCGCTGCACCAACCACAGATATTGGAACGCCAGCTACCAAATCGGCACAAACAACTGGGCAATCAATTGCCAGTATGGTGGGTAACGCGATTACAAATACTGTAGACAAGGCGCTATCAAATCCAGCATCTACGGTCACCAATGCCGTTGTTGCTGCAGTGCCTGTTGTTGGCCCTCTTAATTCTATATCAGGTCTATTAGGTGGCCCAACTATTGGTAGTAGCTTGTTTGGAAGCGGCTCGGGGTCTTCTACTAGCACAGGCACTGGATCTACATCAGGGACCAAAGGTACAAACGTCGCCTCGACAAATCTTGATTATGTAGGAGGTGGCGGCGGAAGTGGTGGCGATTCTACTGGGACGGTACCAACAACAGGAACAGTTCCAATTGGAAGCCCATTAAACTTAACTTATTATCAACGAAAATTTGCTGGATACCCAGAAAATATCCTTCGATATGGATACGGGCCTGAAAAAAATTATTATACCTATGCTGCAAAAGGTGGTAAAGTTTCTCCTCTTAACGCAATGCGGAAAGCATAATCATGGACGGAATGAACGATCAATCGCAGGCCGGTCAGACTCAGGGTGAAGAGTTTGATATGGAAATGGATAACGATGAACAGGAAACTGAAGACGGTGGCCTGTTAATTACCATTGGCAATGAAGTATCTGATAATCCAGAATTTTATATTAATATGGCGGTTATTCTAAAAGAACAAGAAATGAATGACCTTGCGCTGGATATTATTGATGCTGTTCAGCGTGACAAAGAAGCTCGTTCATTGCGGGATAAACAATACGAAGAGGGTTTAAAGCGGACAGGATTGGGAAATGATGCCCCCGGCGGCGCACAATTCCAAGGTGCATCAAGGGTGGTACACCCTATTTTGACCGAAGTGTCTGTTGATTTTGCTTCCAGAACAATTAAAGAAATTTTTCCGCGCTCTGGCCCGGACGGCGGCCCAGTGCGCGAATTTATTGTTGGTCAGGTAACAAAAGAAAAAGCAGAAAAAGCCAAGCGCAAGTCCCGTTACTTTAACTGGCAGCTGACTGTGCAAATGCCAGAGTTTCGGTCTGATCTTGAGCAACTTTTAACACAGGTGCCTCTTGGTGGCGCCCAATATCTTAAATTAACATGGGACAAGAGGCTTAAGCGTCCACGTCCATTTTTTATTCCGATTGATGATATGTATTTGCCGTATGCGGCGACATCATTTTACTCGGCAGAACGCAGAACGCATAGACAAACCATTACACGCCTTGAATTTGATCGCCGTGTAATGTCAGGATTGTATCGGGATATTGAGCTGACGGCAGCGGCTGTTCCAGAAGAAACAAAGGCCGCACAGGCTAACGATAAAATTGAAGGCCGTACACAAGAAGACTATTATGATGAAGATGGTCTGCGCGAAATTTACGAGTGCTATGTTGAGTGCGAAATAGCTGAAGATGAATACACGGCGGGGGAAATTGCGCCATACATCATATCAATCGACGTATCATCTAAAAAAATATTGGGCATTTATCGCAACTGGGAAGAGGATGATAAGCGTCGCGTAGCTCTTGATTGGATTGTTGAATGGCCATTTGTGCCGTGGCGCGGCGCTTACCCAATTGGCATTGTGCATATGATTGGTGGTCTTTCCGCAGCCATCACAGGGTCACTTCGCGCTTTGCTGGATAGCGCTCATATTCAAAACAGCCAGACAGGCATGAAGCTAAAGGGCGGCAGTAAGGGCGGTCAATCCCTTAATATCCAGCCAACGCAGATTTTGGAAGTTGAAGGCACTCCAAATGGCGATGATATTCGCAAAACATTTATGCCTTTGCCATTCAATGGCCCATCGCCTGTTCTCTATCAACTTATGGGTTTTTTGACAGAAACAGCAAAGGGTGTTGTCCGAACAACATTTGAGGATCTTTCGGACAACCCAGACCGGTTACCCGTCGGAACGACACTGGCTCTTATTGAGCAAGGCATGACAGTGTTTAATGCCATTCATGCACGTTTGCATGATTCAATGGGCAAAACCCTGAAAATACTTCATCGCCTTAATAAAACATATCTTGATGAAGAAGAAGTGTTTGATGAAACAGGTGAGCTGCTTGTTCGACGTTCTGATTTTAATGGACCGATCGACGTTATCCCAGTTTCAGACCCCAACATTTTTTCTGAAACACAACGGTTTGCACAAGTGCAGATCATTGCAGACCGAGCTGCCGCCAACCCAACCATGTACGATCAGCGCAAGGTTGAAGAGCTTATTCTTGATAGGACTAAAATCCCAGACGCCAAAAGCCTTTTGATTCCTCGTCCACAGCCAGAGCGCCTTAATGCGGTCAACGAAAATTTAGCGGCGATGATGGGCAAGAGCCTTATTGCTTTCCCAGATCAGGATCACTTGGCCCACCTTAAAGTGCATTTGGATTTTATGACAAATCCAGTTTTGGGTGGCAATCCCATTATAGCCCCGTCGTTCATCCCGCTTGTTCTCACTCATATCAAAGACCATATTGGTATGTGGTATGTAACCGAGACGGTAAATTATGCCTCAAGGCTGGCGGGTATGGATGTTTCATTGCTGATGGATTCTAAAGATCCAGAGGTAGATCAAGAGTTTGATAGGATGTTGGCAGCCACAAGCGAACAAATCAATATGTCTGCCCAACAAACACTTGGCGGCATCCCGCCGGTTATTCAGCAAGCTATTCAATTTATGCAGTCTCTCAACCCAGCGCCGACAGATCCATCCAAGGTTGCTATGGTTTCTGCACAGGCTCAACAGGCAGATGTGCAGCGTAAGGCTCAAGCGGATCAAATTAAAGCTGCTATTGACAAACAAAAGATCGACGCCGATCTTGCTGCTAAGACGGCTGAAATTCAGGCTCGTGAGAGAATTAACCAAGAAGATAACCAAACCGCTATGCTTATTGCTGCATCTGAGATACAAGCTGGGCATAGGACTAACATTAAAACCGGAACCGCTTTAGGTCATGGAGAATAAAATGAAAGCAGTAGCACAGCATAAGCGTTATGCTATGGGTGAAGCAATTCCTCAGCATAAAGGCAAACCAGCGCCCATGAAAAATGGTGGCATGGCATGGGAAGGTTCTGCAAAAGATGAAATGCAGGACAAAAAACTTGCTAAAAAGCACCATATGAGCATGAAAGCATGGGAAAAATCCCCTATGGACGCTAAGCATGATCGTCAAAAGTCTATGAAAGGCTTGAAGCGTGGCGGTTGCGCATGAGCTTTATCTGATTGAGCGGGTTATAATAGCGCTAAAAAAAGAGTTAAATAGTTTGGCTCATAGTGCATTATCTCAACCCGCTTCACGAGACGCCTATGAATACGGGCGTATGGTCGGCAATTATGCCGGTCTTAAACATGCCGTGGAGACAATTGAAGCGGCTTTAACTACTGAAAGTGAGGACAACGATCATGGTATCATTCGCCGTGGTGAATCCCAATTCGTCATCAGAAATTGATGAGGCTTTTCCAAATGTGGACTTTGGTGTGCGGCCTTTAGGTTCGCGGGTCTTAGTACAGATCCGTATGCCTAAAACCAAAACCAAAGGGGGGATACTTTTATCTAACTATTCTAAGGAAGCGGAGCAAGACAATACGCAGGTAGCCAAAGTCATAAGCGTTGGCCCTCTTGCGTATCGTAATAGACAGACTATGGAGCTGTGGCCGGAAGGGGCTTGGTGCAAAGAGGGTGATTTTATCTTTGTGCCAAAGTATGCTGGCGCACGGTGGCGTAGGGATATTCCCGGCTCAAATGGGGAAAAGGTCGAGTTTGTTATTTTTAATGATCTTGACATTATTGGTGAAGTTTACAGCGATCCAATTGCTGTACAGGCACACGTTTGAGGTGGGACATGAACGATAAAAAACGCCAAACCATTGAAGAACATGATGAAAACGACGACGACATTGAGATTATTGAGCTTGATGAAAATCAAGATGATGATGAAGATGATCGTTTAGAATCTGAGCAACGTGAAGCTCAAGATGACGGTGAAGACGGCAGTGAAGAAAATCTTCGCCAACAACGTCGGAAGCGTCAAAAGCAGCGTCAAAAAGAAAACATGCGCAAAACGCGGGAAGAAAATCTCGTTCTTTTGCGTGAATTAGCTGAAGCCAAGGAGCGCCTTGCTGCCTTGGAAAGCAGAAACGTCCAGTTGGATGCAAGCACGGCTGAGTATAAGTACAATCAGGCTGTATCCGCTGTACAACATGCTGAAAATCAGCTAAAAGAAGCATTTGAGACCGGTGACGGTGAAAAGGCCATCAAGGCCCAGCGTCTTCGGGAGCAAAGTTTGCAAGCGGCGAAAGAGGCTGACGAGCTAAAGCGTCGTTTGAAAGATCCATCTTTACGCGAGACTGGTCCATCCTTGGACTCAAGGACAGAACGGTTGGCTAAAGAATGGATGCAAGACAATCCTTGGTTCAACCCATCTGGGAAGGACGAGGATTCTGTAATTGCCCGTGCCGTCGATGAGGCTTGGGCGGAAGAAGCTAGGCAGAGGGGGATTAGTCCATCCTCAGAAGATTATTGGGACGAATTAGATGTTCGTGTGAAGAGGCGCTTGGAAGGCGTATCTGACCGGAACAGAAAAAAAGGCCCACCTCCGGTATCTGGTCGAGGTGAATACTCACCGCGAACAGGAACAAAACGAGAGCAATTCTATCTGTCTCCAGAACGTATTAAAGCGTTGAAAGACGCAAACCTGTATGACGATCCTGAAACAAGGAAAAGGTTTGCTAAACGATATGCTGAATACGACCGACAGAACAAAGCCTAGTAAGGAGAAAGATCATGACCGATCTGCGAACTAAAAAAAGTGAAGACCCGGGCCGTACCTCACGGGGTATGGAAGATCGACCAGTCACTGAAAATCGGGTTATCTCCGATCAAGACCGGCTCGATATGTTCCGCATGTCTTTGCACCAATCTGCGCTACCGGACTTGCCGGAAATTCCCGGATACCATGTTTGCTGGCTAACAACAGCAAACCCCCGCGACTCTATTCATTACCGTCGCTCCCTTGGTTACGAGCCAATTCTGTCTGAGGACATTCCCGGTTGGGAACATACGTCCATCAAAACAGGCGAATACGCTGGTTTAATTGGGGTTAATGAGATGGTTGCTTTTAAACTTCCTATGCGCCTTTATGAGGCATATATGAAGGAATCGCACCATGAGCGGCCTAGGCAGGAAGAGCAAAAACTTGCTGATACTGCGGATTTTATTCGCGCACAAGCGAAGCAAATGGGCGGGGATGTGTACGAAGGGGATGGCTACGAAGGTTTGCGTTCACCAATGTCACGTTAACCAAAGGATGAAGCTATGACTTCGACTCTTAATCCATTTGGTCTCCGTGCGGTCTACAGCCCTATGGGTATTGTTCGTCCGTTCAGCGGCCAAATCAAATCAGGCTATGGTTCTGATATTTATCAGAATATGCCCGTCCGCTATGGCGTCTCCGGTGATTCCGGGTCCGTCGAAGGTTACATTGTTCAGTCTGCTGCTGGTGAAGCCATCATCGGCACCTTTATGGGTGTTGAATATGTTGACTCAACCGGTCGCCAGCGCGTGAGCAACTACTGGCCTGCCAACACAGTCGCCACAGAGATTGTTGCCTATTACACAACCGATTACACGATTGTGTATGAAATTCAGGCAAATGCTACTCTGTCGATTGCCAGCATTGGTGGTCAGTACAACATTAGCGGCGTAACTGGTACGACTCCTCTTGGATTCAGCACCGCATCGCTCAATGTTGCTTCGTCCGCCTCCAACGCACAGTTGCGCGTCATCGGCCTGTCCGATTACGTTGACAATGCTTGGGGCGATACCTATCCGATCGTTCAGGTGCAGATTGCTAAGCATCAGAACGTCGCAACCATTGCTGCTTACTAAGGAGGGCTGAACAATGGCACTTCCAATGAGAAGTACTGACTTCCGGTCAGTAGTTGAGCCTATCCTCAACGAAACTTTTGATGGCATCTACAACGTCCGCAAAGACGAGTGGGCGCAGGTCTTCAAAGAACAGCGTGGTATTCCACGCAACTACCATGAAGAGCCGGTTCTGTTCGGCTTCGGTGCAGCTCCTGAGCTTCCCGACGGCACGGCAGTAACCTACCAGAGCGGTGGCGTTCTGTTCCTTGCACGGTACACCTACCGTGTTTATGGACTGGCGTTCGCTCTGACCAAGGTTCTGGTGGAAGATGGCGATCATATCTCGATTGGCCGCACTTATGCGGAACATCTTGCTCGTTCGCTCATCGAAACAAAGGAAACACTGGGCGCGAATATTCTCAACTATTCGTTCAACGCAGCGTATCCCGGCGGTGACGGCAAGTCTCTTGTTGCTACCGACCACCCGATTGCTAACGGTCAGACGTTCTCTAATCAGCTGACAACTGCTGCTGCTCTGTCCCAAACCTCTTTGGAACAGATTCTCGTGCAGATCCGTCAGGCCATCGACAACAACGGCAAGAAGATCCGTTTGGACCCAACCAAATTGGTTGTGTCGCCTTCAAACTTCTTCCAAGCTGAAGTGTTGCTCAAGTCGGCTCTCCGTACCGGCACAAACAACAACGACGTCAACCCGCTCGTTTCGTCCAACCAGTTGCCCGGCGGTCAGGCTAACCTGTCCCGTCTGACTTCTAACACCGCTTGGTGGGTTGAGACTGACGC